ATTACTTCTTTGAATTAGAAAAGGCTTACTGCGTCCAATAGCACTACGGAATTCTTTGAGTAAGCCTTTAAGTCCAATTATATTCTTTTGTAAAGAACCTTCAAACTCTAGGGCTGTTCCACGTGCATAAGTTGATATTGTTTGGCAATCAAGTTCATCACCAACACAAAGTAATTTATCTGGTTTGACGTAATCTATATAATCTAAAAGACTTTCAACGTAGGATTTCTTAATAAAAGGATATTGTAAATCTGAGATAATTACGTAACGTTTAATACGTTACCTCTTTCGTTTAGGCTTACCTAACTCTGCACTAATACTATCTATAGTACTACGAATTTTAACAACATCTAACTGTAGGCGTGTCACTTTATCATTCAAAGAAGTACCACCATTAGGAAACAATTGTGATTTCATTTTAGTAATCTCTGCAGTTGCCTTGATAACCAAAACAAGAATAGTAACAAGCAACCCAATGATGCCAACAAGTTCATTTATCATTGTCCGTCAAACCAATTCGGATCATAAAAATCATCATCTTCATCTTCATCAGGTGAAATGGTAAATTGGTATTTTTCTGCAGCAAAGTTGATAATCCCAAATATGCTGTGTTGTGGCATATCTTGATTTGCAACAATCTTTATAGTTTTCTTTTTCCCATCAAACAGCTCCAAGCAAGCAACGAAACCAACAATCAGTTTTCCTTCTTCGTGAGCTGTATTAACAATTCTTACAAGCTCTGATGCCATAACGTCTGGCAATTCAATAGTTGTTTTCTTTGCTTTAGGTTTAGACATTCAAATCAACCCCATTCAGTTTGTTAGTCCAACCAAGGTATTTGTAGCCCCACTTATCTTTCACACTTGTGTAATAAGTAAGACCTATCAAGTCCTTGTCTGGAATATCGGTTGACCAAATATAACCTGCTTTATGGCTTTGAATAGCAACGTGTCCGAATCGTCCGCCTTTCCAAAAGTGTGTCGCACCGATAGGTGCTTTCATTGGATCAGTAAACTTGTTCTTTTTAGGCGTATTGTCCCAAGCAGATATTGCTGAAGGAAACTTAGCGGGAATATTCCAAGCTAGACGACAGGTTTTAAGGCACATTCCTTTAACGCCTGTTTTGCGTTCAATATGCCATTGTTGCATTTGCTCTGCAGCTTGTTGGCCGTTCATTAGTGCTCGTTGTTGTCTTTGACCTTAACGTAGCCAAAAGTGCTGTCACTAGGTGAAATCCAGCGAAGTAGTGGTGGAAGTACAGCTGCAAGACCTGCGGCTAATAATGCTTGTGGATCTGTTACACCTGCAAGATAACAGGCTATTGCTGCTGCAAGAAACGCTCTGCCGTATGAGGCTAATATTGCTTTGTAGTTTGTCATAATATTGCTTTTATTTCTTCTTCGGTTAAACCAAGTTTTGTGTAAGCAGATATTTTAAGTTCTTTTTGTGCTGCATTTTGTGTTTTTAATAATTCTAGATATAATTCAGATTGTTTTCTATCAGCAATAAACGTTTCTTTATCAGCACCAGTTAATTCAATAACTGTGTCTCCATCTTGAATAAAAATCTTTTCGGTTTTAATTGTTGTAGCCATAAACGCTTAACCTTCCACTTATATTTCCACTTGTAAGAAAAGTGATTGAATCAAATGATGTTGTTGCTAATTTGCAACCCCCACCATAAACACTTGTTTGAACACCAGTTGTTTTAACAAATTGTCCTACCAAAGACATTGTGGTAAAAACTGATTCTTGTGGTCTAAAAATATCCATTGAAAGAGAATAACTATGATTATTAGTACCTGCATCAACTTCGCCAATAATCCATCTACTTATACTTGTATTAGCTGCTAAACCGCCAGCAGTGTTGCCAGTATCATATTGGTAAATTGCATTATTGTAAGTTGTAGCACTGTCATCTGAGCCTGCTGCTCTTAGTCGACATTCAAAAGCCGCATCAGTAGCCACAGCTGTCAAATCTAATAAAATTCTATAATTTGCATAAGTTGAAGTAAAAGTGCTTGCTGGTGCAGATATAGAAGTTACACCAGAAAATGTAGCTGTTGATAATAAAACAGTTCCAGCCTTTTTTGTACCAAGAGCTGTATTCATTGAGGTGTCAATTGCTGTGCCAAGGGCACGAATAGCGGAAGCGCCGTCTTTAACAAGAGCGGTATCGTCTGGGGTAGTCCAAGAATAGTTTGTAGTTGTTGCCATAGTTACTTATCCTATCGCTAAGTCAAGCCAAGTCAAGACACTATCAAGGTTTTGCCATTGGGTTGCAGGGTTGTAATCTTCCCATTGTACATCAACTGTTGAGTAAATTTTGTTACTTACAAGCATTTGAAGATCAAGTGTGTTTTTGCCTATTGTCCAAGTCCAGCCTTCAACAAAGCCTTCAAATTCGCCTGTTGGGAACAAACCAACTGGCAGGCTATCAACAAATAGTGCTTTGTCCATTGTTAAACCTAATAATGAGTCTCTGGTTGTGTCAGACAAATTAGGGTTGGCAATGTCTAAACTGAGTGAATCAAAACCTGTGTTTGGGATACTTCGTAAAGCAACAAATCTTGTAGCTTGTGCTGTGGCTTCTGTTGAGTTAGCCAAAAGGGTGCTGTTGACTTGTTGTACAACACCATAAAGATTAACTGAAACGTCATCTATGGCTTCTACTTCTGCAACTGGATCACCATATTGAACAACAACGCTGTTAACAATGTCTGCAAGTTGTAATCGGGTTTGTATGCCTTCTGATGAAACAACTGATGCTGTTACTGGTATAAGGTTTGTTCCATAGTTGTTTGTGCGTCTTTCAGCATCTGCGTAACCAATGTTTCCTGCTGTGGTTTCATACATATAACCAAGACCTGAGAATGAGGTGTTGTTGACGATATCGTAAGCATTATCGGAACTTGCAGCTCTTGAAAGAAGTGTGTAACGTCCTGAATCAATTGTGTCAATTCCTTGAACACCATAATTAGCCCAAGTTGTTGTAGCAGGTAAAGCAGTCCAAATTAATGTTGTGCTTAAATCTTCCCAAGCTGTGTAAAGTGTTTCCTGGAGTATTCTGGTTATTCTTGCACCATCAAGTTCTGATGGGTATGCAACTTGACCAGCAAATCTTTTAACAAGTCTTGATAAAGCACCTTGTGCTTGAATTTGTAGCACATTTGCAAAAGTGCCACCAGTACCAGCACCAGATAAAGTATTAGAAACAGATGAAACTTCACCTGTGAATAGTTTAATCCAAGCCCCAGACGTATTCTTAGTTTCAATAACAATCGAATCAAGCAGGTTAACTGTTGGGCTTGCACCTGAAAGGTTAACTAGTTCAATGTTGCAGTAACTTGGTTGCGTTGAATCAAATATGTCAACACGACCATAGTTAATCGTTCCACCATTAAGAATGTCGCTGGTTTGTTCAACACCAGCAATAGTTACCCTATGAGTCGGAGTGAATACTGGCACAATTAACGAGTTCCAACTCTAAGAGCTGAGGCAGGAACTTTAATACCAGAAGTCTTAGAAGCTGTGCCAAGAACCTTGGTTACAGTTCTTGCAACACCTTGTGGATCAATAGCACCAGATACGTTGATATTAACGTTGCTTACAGCACTTTTAACTGAACCTGCAGCTGAGGTTGCTGGTCCAACAAGTGAAGCCAAATCTGGTAATGGGTTAATTAAGAATTTGCCAATGTCAGGTAAACGATTATAGGCATTGATTACGTTATCTATGCCGTTTGTTATTGAAGTTAATAGATCAAGGAACTGTTTCAGACCCGAATCTTTACCTGATGCACCAAGTAAAGCATCACTAAAGTTTTTGAATGTTTTGCCAAGTTCAGTTAATGCGACACCTAAACCATAAGCACCTGTGTTGGCTGTGACATCTAAACCATCATTAAATTCTAAAACTCTGCCTTTTGCATCACGTAAAGCGTTTTTTACTGAATTTGGTTGTCCACCTGTTAAACCTGCAACAAAATCGTCAAGGGCAGGAACAAGGGTATCTGTGGCAAATTTAGCAAATTTTTCTAGTACTGGGAGTAAAGCAAATCCTAATGTTTCTTTGGCTTCGTCTATTGATATCTTGATTCTTGACATTCTGCCAGCAAAAGAATTTGCTGCTATGTCTGCTTGACCTTCAAAAGTTTGTGATAATACTTTTACTGCTGCATCAAAGTCTTTAGCTTTAACTATTGAATCATCTAAAGGTATACCTAAACGTTTTAATGCACCAAGGTTTCCGTCATATGCCCGACTTAAACCTTCTGTGATTGTTCCTAAATCCTTAGAAGTGGCCGCACTAATATCGAGAGCTAGTTGTTGAAGTTTTTGTGCTTTGGTTAAATCACCAGTTGATCTAACAAGTCTGTCAAGGCTTGGACGTAATTGGTCATCTGCTATGCCTGTTGCTCTAGCTGTGGCATCTATATAGTTTTCTGTGGCTTTAATTTGTGCGTCTGTTGCTTTGACTGTGTTGCGTAAAGTTTGTGCCAAACTGAGTTGGGCTTTTTCATCTTCTATTGCTGCTTTGACTGCATCTGTTCCTATTTTGATTGCCATAGTTGCGGCAGCAGCACCAACAGCAAGAAATGCAGCAGCGCCAACTTTTAAGGCATCATCAAGTTTATTTGTAAAAGTACGTGTTTCTTTATCGGCTTTATCAAGGCCGTCAATGAAATCTTTGGTGTCAGCAAGTAACGCAAGTTTCAGGGTTCTAATGTCAGCCATTAAATTCTACCTGCCCAAGCATCTCTAACCTTTTCATATCCTGCTAACCATTCTCTTGCAATCGTAGGTTGAAATCTGGACATTGCAGGATACAACCACCAACCACGATTACCCCGACCTTGAGATGGGGAACGCTTAGGAAACTGTTTGTACTGTTTTGATCCAAACTCTGAACCCATTATCACATATCCAGCACTAAAAGCACTAGAGCCAACTTTGGCACGACCACCAATACTAAATGATGGTGCTTTATCTGATTTGGAAACTTTAATAGATTCTGCAACTGCAACAGCTTGTTTAGTATTGTATGGCGCCCGTGATGCTGAACCTTGAGCATAAGCTGCGCCACGTTCTGCTAAATCTTGTGCAATCTTTTTCATATCATTTTTAGCAATTTCATCCATTTTTCCAAATGCACGAAGTAAAGCTCGATAATCTTTATCAACTGGAACAAGACTAATTGCTTTACCCATTATTGCGCTCGTTCAATACGTCTATGGCTGTTGCCCATAAATCGGGTTCTGCATTCAGCCAATAATCGGGTGCTATCCCAGTCGCTATTGCTAACTCGACTGCTATTCGCCCGACTGAGCGGGCTTCGTAAAATTTGCTGTCTCAAAATCAACAGCTGCAATATCGACGACTTTTGATTTCCAAGTGTCAATGTTTTCCATTTTTTTTGTGACACGCTGTTGAATCTTGTGTCCCAAGAATAAAAGCAAATGGTTACTTGGACTGCTTTCCTCAGTAAGAATTTTAATAATTGAACGATTGTTGTAAAGTTCTTTTTCTGCTTGGGCAAGTTCATAAGGTCTAGTCCATTCTTCATAAACTTCACCTGTCTCTAGTTCCCAACGTAATTTCAATTTAAGCATTTGTGTGCCCCTGTTCTTAGGTTATTTGGTTAGGTCTTCTGTTGGAATTCCTACTACTTGTAATGATACTGTGCATTGTTGAGCATCAGCACCACTTGCAGAGATTCCAGGGTAAACAGGTAATACTGTTCCAGTAAATGAAACACCTGTTTGGGTCAAGAAGATAAACGCCAAAGCTGTATCTGGTGCAGATTCTGTTGCGTTCCAAAGAGCTTTGTAAATACTTACTGTTTCGCCAGAATCGTTTAAGAATGTTAAATCCAAAGTTACGTTTGAATCAATATACTTAAATGCTTTACCAGCAAGAGTGTCAAAAGTTAAACGTTCTGTTGCAAAGTTCAAAGCAGAGCTTAAAATTTGTTCAGAGTATTCAACCCCACCAATAGTCACTTTGACTTGGCGGCCACTTAAAATAGTTGTTGCCATTGTTGCCTTCCTTAGCCTGTGTAGGCTGTTTGTAGTTGTATTTCAGCAGTTAACAGATCAGTACTGTTGGTCTGCCTAATTCTAGGGCTACTTACCGATAAAATTATATAATTTAATGGTATCAGTCCCAGAATGGTTTCTATATCGTCTTCCAAGTTTTTTAATGCGCTTGGGTTAGAATACGTGGTACTAACAACTTCTAGGGTTAGTCTTACGTAATAGTTTTTGCCGTTTCCTATAACCATTGGTTCAAGGTATGGGTCACTAGCCAAAATTAGACAAGCTGGTGGGATTATGATTTCTGGAACGTGGTCATAGCAAGAATAGTTTGTATTTGATGTTAACGCTGTTTTTAAGGTGCTTCTAAGGTCTGATAAAGCCATAGATTAACCTACTTGACTATTGGAGTCTATATATTTTGAAATTAAACCTGTGACTTTGTAAAGAAGTGTTCTACCCATTCTGTATGGTGCTGGTGTGTAATCAAGGGCTTGTTGTGTGCCACCTGCAGCTAGTCTTGATTGGAATACGTCAATTGATATTTGTAATACGGCTTCTTCTACCGCTTTAACGTTGTTGTATTGGGATAATGTGTTGGCGGCTGCCCGTCCGTTTGGAATTATGCTTCTGTAATCGTGAACTGTTGCACCTGTTGTTGTAATAACGAAAACATAAGAGTCAACGATTTCTTCAACAACTTTACTTCCATTATGACCTGTCACGCCTGAAATTGTTACTGTTTGTCCTACATAAAAATTGTGCGGTGCTGTGCTTCGTAAATGTGTTCTTGTAGCACTATCACTTTTTTCTAAATCTAAATCAACTTTCCATTGGGTTAAAAAATCACCAATGGCGTCTTCTGCTGTGTCAATAATTGCTTCAAGTGAAGCGTCGTTATATAGAGATGAAGAAACACCAAGTACAGCTCTTAGTTCAGCTGCTGATACTAATACTGGCATTTCTTTCCTTTCTTAGGGGTGAGGGTGGCACA